GATGAACCAACCAGGTACAACGCAATCAATAATACTAGGTAGTGATACCACATTTATATCTATTATAATAAAGTTTTACTAAACTCGCATACCCGAGCTAAACGCAAGGTATGTTATTACTAACGTAATTGCTGATACTATACCAGTAAATACATACTCAGTACCGCCTGTCGCAATATACATAACTTGGCGAAACAGGACAATTAATCCAATCGTACAAATAATTAACATAAACATACTATACATCATTTATTTGAAACATCTGAGTTTTTTTTACGCGACAACTGCGGGCTTCACGAAGTGAACCTTTAGGAAGCTCTGAAGGTTGAGGTAGGTCACCTCCTGACCATCCTTTACGCGAAGTAGCTTGCTTAGCTTCGTGTCGGGGATGATGCGGCGCTTGAAGTTAGGGTCGAAGCAGTTGTGCGCCTTTACGTAGGTAGACACAAACTTCGTCACATCCGTCTGGCTGCGCTGGCTCTTCGCGGGGAGACCCATGAAAGAGCACAGCTCATCGGTAAGGGGGCGCATCTTGAGGAACGCGTTGTTGGCGCGGCGAGCCTCCCAAGCGGCCTTCTCCTCAGGGTTTAGCGTCGCGGGATCAACCTTGCGGCGCTTCTTGGAGTCACGAGCATCACGCTTGATAGCCTTTACAGCCTCCTGCGCATCGTGTACGGCGGCGCGCACACGAGAGGATAGCTCGGAGCCAAGCGTCTTTAGCGTCTCCTGTAGAGCAGCTAGGAGCTCAGGAGCAGTGCGGGTCTCGGCAGGAGCAGCCTCACCAGCTGCGGGGGCAACTACGGGTACAGTTACCTCAGACTTGGCAGCCGCCTTACGGGGAGCCTTTGCGGCACTGGGAGCTACGGGGGCGGGGGCGGCAGGGGCCTCTACGGGCTTCTTGGTGGTCTTCTTATCGGCGGGCATCGTGTTTGAATTAACGGTGGACTTTGAGGCAGGCATTTCTAACGCGTTGGTATACTACTATGTATCCTTACCTGTTTAAATCACAATCCGACCTCGGCAATCCAGTTTGTTACAATCTGTGTAGAGCACTCATAATTATGAAACAAATTTCATAATTATTCGAACAGTCGTTAAGTATGGTCACAAGAACTCGTCCTGTTAAATATACTAATCTATTGGCATCGTTTTCATTAAAAAATTCACTAAGTAATCGCTTCATCCAAAACACATATCGGTGTCTTCTCGAAAGTTTTGATGTATGCTGCGCAGCCCATGCTATAAGATCTTTCTGTATTATTGTATTAAAAACTAATAGACGAGTCTTATTGAGAGATGTAAAATAAAGAGGAGACATATCAAAGAACCCATTTTCAATTATAATCTGACATACATGAGTCCACGTTGTTAATATAATTTCATCAACAGATCTCTTATCAGAAATGTTATGCATATTGGGAAGATTCTTGCGATGTCTCTTAATACATACCTCTCTAAGACGGCGACGTGTTTCAATTGTGAGTGGCTCTCTGGTATACGGGTTAGTCGGTTCGACTTTTAGCATACATGTCTCGGATAAACTTCGAACATCAAACCAGTACACTTTTCCACCTTCCTCAAATGAAAAATAGTCAAACGGATTAACACTCGTCTTTTCATCCAGAGTTACTAACTCTTCCTCGTTATGACATATGCTTCTATTCAGCACACCAGGGCCCGCAACCTTTAACCAATGTCTTACCAAAAATCCTCTCCAAACTTTTTGAATAATAACAATTCTATCATCGAGATTATTCACATCTTTCCATAATCTTAGATTTCTAGTCTTAGCATGTTTACCACATACTATCATTCCCTTTAGCGCCACATTATTACACTGATCGGTGCTAGTTTTATTCTTACATGAAGCACACTTCATTTCTTATTACTAGATCTGGAAACCTTCGTTGAAAACGGATTTACGGTAAGCCAGTATACTATATACCACAGCAACAATCAATCAAAATGAGCCGCCCAATTTCAATTCGCAACCTAGATATCAACAAGGTCAGCTTCGTGCCTGGACCTACTAAGCCTGGTCGTAACCCTGCAATCAATCTAAAGTATGATGGTCAGAATATGCAGATTCTTGTGCCTCGACTAGCCTTTCCGGGCGGTGTAATGGTTCGTACTGACGAGAAGTCTGGTACGACGGCTTATACTCTAATGGGTACTCTAGCAGGATGTGATTCTTATGGAAAGGACCATGCGCCTGACGGTACCGACATCCAGAAGTTCTATAACTTTCTGGTCGATCTGGAGGAGCGTATTATCGCCGCAGCTGTGGAGAACAGCGTCAAGTGGTTCGGTAAGAAGCGTTCTGAGGAGGGTATTCGTGAGGGATTCAATCGCATTGTAGGTACGTCTAAGGACAACATCGATGGCGAGTGGGTTCCTAACGGTAAGTACCCGCCTAGTTTCAAGACTAAGGTTCCTGTATATGACGGTCGCGTATCTACTGAGATTGTAGATGGTTCTCGCAACCCCGTATATGCTACTCCCGATACGCTAACTTCTATCTTTACGAAGGGTGTAGAGGGTAATCTGGTAGTCAGCGGCAGCATCTATGTGATCGCTGGCGGTGGCTTCGGTGTAACTTGGCGTCTACAGACCGCACAGGTATTCGCACGTGCTCGCGTGACTGCGGCTGACATCTTCAGCGCAGAGGATGACGAGGATGCTGCTCCTGCTCAGGCTACTCAGCTTGATGAGACTCAACAGGCGGAGTCTGAGCGTCCGTCGACTCCTGTTGATCAGCCGACGTCTTCTGCTCCTCCTGCTGCTCCGGCTCGGAAGCGTCGGGTTGCTGTTGGGGGTGCTCAGTAGACTTCTTGTAGATCACAAAATCATCATCTAAAAACAAAATAGAAAATTGACTAAAAACTAAATCAGAAACTGTTGCCTGGTGACAATTATCACTAGCCACTAGTGATTTTTTGTTACATTTTTCACATGTGTATAAAACTGGTTTATTGATGAGCATATCCGGAGTGATTAATAAAACACCACTGTTCAGGGCTTGGCAGGTGACTGTCTTGAAATCTGTATCAAGGCAATCCTGATATGCTTCATTGGAAAGCTTAGACCATAGTGTTGTACCTGTTGACTTCCATAAACTATCTTGAAAGAGAGTAGCATATGGGTTATCGTGAAACCAAAGAGCCTTGAAGGAAGCAGGGTCATCGGATTCATGCTCTGCTAATCCTACTCTTTTTGAGTCATCATCGTATAACCAAAATACATTAAGATTGTGTTTAAGATACTCGGAGTCGACAGACCCACGGTATACATCTTTTCCATCGTAGGACCACTGGTCAGCGTCAATATCTAAATCATGTTCTACTATATCGGACGATAGATTTGTATATATGACTCCTTTGCGAAGCACGGAAAACATTTAGTTAGATAACATAGAATAACTAACTAAATGACACGAATGAAGACTAAAATCGTAGAAGGAAAAACTTATGAAATGACACGATTTTTGTATCGATGCGATATGTGTAATGATACTATAGAATCGATCCATGAACATGTTATTGTGAGATGTGAATGTAAAAACTTAACACTAACAGGAGGAATCAAGTATGGTGGACTAATTGCCAGTTTATACGATAAGATAACGGATCTCTCGGAGTGGAAGTTAATTAATTAATGTATAGAACTTACAATGTATTCCATAGACAGTATAAGTGTCTACATTTTCAACTGGAAAAAAGTAACTAATAATAGTTTGAAATTATATAAAAAAATCAAAAAAATCATTAATGACACAACAATTGTTAACTGTGATGAGACACGTCCAATAGATGGTAGCATACAGTTAGATGACTCGCATTATTATGGATCACAATACAACAACGCTATTAAACATGTGAAACCCAATAAGATATTCTGTGTAATAGTTGGGGATAATATACATGAAAACGATTTTGAATTAATATTCAAAACTGCGCTGAATACATTTAATTCACATAATGTTGGCATATATTCTCCAAACGATAAACGATCTTCTCATACACGTATATTAAATAATTATATAGATACTCTTTTTAGTGTAGAAAATACAGACTGCGGATTTTGGTTTATCAATCCAGAAATAGTTTCAAAACTAAAGCACATAGATTATGGAGTTTCAACATATGGATGGATGATAGATGTGCTAACAATAAAATACTGTAGAACACATGGTTATCTAGTTTTACGAGATTATTCTATTTCAACAGACCAACTTGATCATACGTGTGGATATAATCGTTCTAAGGCATTATCATGTGGAGCTGAATTAACCAAGCTGTTCGAGTTAGTCAAATGATATCTTCACTCTAACATCGTGTTTTGCTATTGACTTAGTAGCAGAATTTGATAGCTCATGACGTTTCTTACGAGGCGTACTTTCCTCTTTTTGTTCATGAAGACGTGCATCCATATCGGCGTGGACTTCTTTGTGATGCTGCTCTAAGTATTCAAGAATATCATCTGTGATTGCCCATTCAAAAAAGTTGAGTTGGCCTACAGTTGTATTCATTTCATTAAATGTGATTCGCTTCCATCTACAAAACGGGTCAAACATTTTCTTACTGTAAGCCTTGAGGTGAGACTTGTATGACAGGTATACGATAACGTGCTTTTGCGTTCGACTCAGATAGGCAACGTTGTATTTCTTTGCGTAATTCGTTACAAACCAGTCGATCAACCGGAGCGACAGATGAGATGTTCCGTCTATAATAGATTTCACTTTTTCGAGATTCTGGGGGTTGGCGTAAAACCGCTCTAGACGATATAGTACCCATTGTTCTTGAGATTGGATTTGTTGTGTCATTAAACTAACTAAAATGCTTACATGTAAAATGGTATTCACACAAAACGAATAATACAGTAAATAGATAGGTTTCTATAAATGGACCTTCAAGAAAAAGTCAAAGCACTTATTGCCCAATATGGCCAAAACGACCAGCGAACAGACGCGTGGCATCTTAAGCGTGGTGAAATGCTAACAGCTTCGGAAATTTATAAAGCCCTACCAGATGCTACTCCTGCCCAAAAGCATGAAATTATCATGGGAAAGCTAGTTCCTCGTCCGCGTACTGAAGGACCTGGACCACGCGCACTTGTTTGGGGTACACGGTTTGAACCAATCGCAAAAGAAATCTACTGTAAGTTATCCGACTTCCCAATGGAGATTGTAGACACAACATGTATTCCTCATCCTACAGTATCTTTCCTTGGAGCATCTCCAGATGGAATTATTCTAACCGATGGAATTCGTCACGGAAGATTAGTAGAATTTAAGTGTCCTATTTCTCGTGTATTTTCAGATGATACAGAAGTCCCTAAATCATATTATCACCAAATGCAGCTTCAGATGGAATGTACTGGTTTGGAGATATGCGAGTATATTGAGTTTCAATTTAAGACACCTGCCTACTCTGAATGGGTAGATAGTAAATGTGATTATAAGGGATTTTACGCGGTGTCTGACGATGAGATCCGAGTAAAGTATAAAGATCTTTCAGATACACGTGATCCTGCTACATGGCGTCGTGAAGTTCTTGAAACATCAGACGACTGGAATCTAGTCTACTGGACACTCGAGAAGTATCGTATGAAACTCGTTGATCACGAGAAAGACTGGCTTGAGAAGAATCTACCAAGTATTACTGAGGTATGGAATACAATCGTACAACATCGTACAAATTCTACTCTGCCAGAGCACCCTAAGGAAAAGACAACTTTAACGCTATGATCTGATTGAATATAAATGCCGTTTGCGTTAATTTTAATGATCAAAAATGAAGAAAAAATTTTGAGACGGTGTTTAGAATCAGTAGAAAACTTGGTTGATTATTTTTGTATAACAGACACAGGTTCTACAGATAATTCGGTTGCGATAGCAGAAGAGTTTTTACAAACACACAAGGGAAAGGTTTTCAAAGATGAGTGGAAAAATTTTGGTCATAATCGTACTCTAAGTTTTTCAAACGCAACAGAGTATCTAGCTGCGATGAAATGTGATCTTACAACAGTATACGGTCTGCTACTTGATGCTGATATGGTATTCATTCAAGGAACATTGCGTGAACAGAAGTTAACGGCTGTTGGATATAAATTTATTCAGGTGAACGGCAGTCTGGAATACTATAACACTCGTCTTGTTCGAATGGATTACCCGTGGAAGTGTGTGGGTGTAACACATGAATACTGGGACGGACCTACTGGAGATCTTACTAAGAATATTTGTTTTATAGATGACCATAATGACGGTGGCTGTAAGAGCGATAAATTTGAACGAGATGAGAGACTATTGTTGGAGGGTGTTCAGAATGAACCAACAAATGTGAGATATATATTCTATCTTGCTCAGACATATAAATGTCTTGCTAAATGGAACGATGCGATCACGATGTATAAAAGACGTATTTCTATGGGTGGATGGGCAGATGAAGTATGGTATTCAATGTATATGATAGGGTTATGTCATAAGGAATTGAACAACATTCATAAGTTTGAATACTGGATGCAAAAGGCACATGATGAACGCCCGTGGAGATCAGAGCCGATATATGAACTCGCAAAATACTTTCGTGAAGTTAGTAAGCACCACAAGGCATACTACTATTGTCTAATTGGTTCTGCTATTAAGTTTCCAGATAATGATGTATTGTTTGTAGATAAGATACCTTATACCGATGGGTTTCTATATGAGAAATCTATATTAGACTACTACATACACACGGATAAAAAGATAGGTGTTCGCGATAGTATCGCATACCTCATGAAAAGTTGTAGTTTATCGCCAAGTGTCTTGCGCAATTTGTCATTTTATGCTGAACCTTTATCTACAAATATCGCACAACTAAATATTCCAAAGCCATTTGGAGAAGACTTTAGACCATCTGGAATAAATGTTCTACGATATCCATACGCAAATGTACGTTATGTTAATTATTTAATTCCGGAAAATAACCATTATAGAACAAGAGATGGAAGCCATATTCAAACACATAACGCACTTATAGATCTTGAGAAGGGCGTGGTTGTCACAAAGATGGATGATTCAAGTATTACATTGCCCCGTTTTGATACTAATGTGAAAGGTCTTGAAGATATTCGCTTATTTACGATTGGAACTCAAGTTAAGTTTTTAGCTACAAACATTCGCGAATACGATCCTAATATCCGAATGATAACTGGAAACTACGATATTAACACAGGATTGTATTCAGATGTTTCAGTACTACCTTCTCCCGAGAATCGAGACTGTGAGAAAAACTGGCTTCCTATTTCGGAGACAGAGCATGTAATTTACGAGTGGAGTCCGCTAACTGTAATGAAACTCGACTCTACTGTTATAAGCAAGCATTCTGTTCCACCAATCTTTTCATTATTTCGTGGTTCTGCTCCTCCGATTGAAGTGAATAATAAATGGATTGCGATGGTACATATTGTAGATTATAACACAACTCGCAAGTATTATCATTTATTTGTGGAACTTGATAAGGATACGTATCGTCCTAACAAGATTTCATTACCGTTTATCTTCAAAAAGGCAACAATTGAATATTGTACATCTATGTATCTCCGCGATTCAAGTATTATATGTTATCCCTCTATTATGGATAGCGACCCTTATCAAATTACTATTGATATGCGATCCATTGAATGGGTTAATGTTTAGATATATGTATTGTAACTAAATAATCCAATGATAGTATCAATTCTAATACCAGTATGTTCGAGAAATCAAACCTATTCGTGTTTTGAAGATACACCTTTTATGAAAAAATTTTATCCATCATTTTTAGCCACTAAGTCATCTTCAGTCACATATAACATCTATATAGGTTACGACGATGATGACACATTTTACGTTGAGAATATTACCAAATTTAAACCAATAACCGAGAATCTATTTTGCTTGAGTGGCTGTCAGCATGCTCCGGCTAAGGCATGGAATATTCTAGCAGAGAAGGCATATTCTACATCAGACTATCTATTTCAAATTGGAGATGATGTAATCCTGGAAACTACTGGATGGACAGAACACTTTATAAATCGCCTTAAGTCTAACAATAATATAGGTGTAGTTGGTCCTTGTAATTTAATAAATTATAATCAGCGAAAGAATGCCGATAGACTATTTGTTATCGAGAATGCCTTTATTAGTAAAAAACATCTCGAAATATTTGGATACTTCTTTCATCCGTCTATTAATAATTGGTATTGTGATGACTGGATAACGCGAATCTATGATCCATATTTTTCTGAAATTCAATTGAATTTTACATGTAGCAATACGATAGTAGATGCTAGATATAAAATAGAAACACCTCATAATTTTTATATGTTAGTAAATGAGGGTATTCTTAAGATTAGACAGGTTGAAACGAATTAAACATATTTACACGAAATGGTGTTTCCATTCCAACAATTGGTTCAGGTTGAGAAGGGGTGGGAATCACATGGTTTGTTCGTTGAGCGTAAGAAGAATTAGCTGTCTCTGCTGTCCGTCTAACGTTACCTTGTTCTAAAAACTCAGGAACAAATGTCTCTTGAGTTTTGTGTCCAGATAAGTACCATACAAGTAAAAGTCCGGCAACTATAACAGCATACTCTAAACCTTTCATTTAATTGTAAGCACACAGAAAACGGAATCGGATTTTCATATCCTGTATGTAGTTAAACAATGGAGGAACGTGCTCTTTCAACTCTTAAAGTAATTCTAACTGAACGTGGTATCACTGGCAACAATTTTGAATCTGTTTCATCGAATCTAGATGATACAAAGATGTATACATTTGGAGGAATTCTAATTATATTTAGCACTAAGGCTCGAATTTCAGAGAAGGATCTAAACACCTTCATCGAGTATGCGAGCGAGAACAGTTATTCAAGTGGAACAATTGTAGTGGGACTATCTCGTCTATCTGACGCAGTTATTACTTCTCTACGTAATCACGTGAATCAAAAAGATGTCCCGCTACTTCAGGTGTTTGAAATTAGACATCTTCAGCTACTATACGGACATCACGTAAAAGTTCCAAAGCATCGCATCGTTGCTATGAATGAACTAGAAGGAATCCTCAAGGCTACGAACGCAAAAGATCCGTCGGTATTTCGTAAGATCGACTCTCAGGATCCTATGGCTAAGTGGACGGGTGCTCGTCCAGGAGATGTTCTTGAAGTGACGGGTATGTGTGAAAGTTCTGCCGAGAATAAGCGTTATCTATTTTGTATGGCGGATGTAACAAATGGATAGTCAATTTAATTCGCTTGTACAAAGTTACAGTAGTAATTATGTACAATATAAAGTAACTGGCAGTCCTTCTTACCAAAATGGGTATATGGCTGCTCAACAAGGGTTAGATGCTATTATTGGACAATTACAGAATGATGTAAATACTGGAAAGCAGCAAGTAGCTGCTTTTTACAAGTCAGGTGTTGAACAGAAGCTAACGGATCTTAATTTAAAGAATCGTAAGCTACAGCGTGGTATTCTTGTAGAAAAGGATGACATTACTGCGGCTAAAATCAGAGGAGAACAGCACCTTCCTCCACCCACACCCTCTACTACTCCCATAACAACTAGTCAATATGTCGCCTTAGGAGTATTGGGTATCACAATGGTGGGGCTAATGGTCGTCTAGTGAAGAGACTACGTAAGCTTTGAGCCCATGAAGTTGTTATTACGAGATAGGCAGCATACAGTGTAAGGACAAGGAGTGCTGCGATATAAACATAATACATGAACGTAGCATTATTCAATTTTTGAGATGTTGTTTGGCTTATACGTTTAAGAGTATCAACCTTATCCTTAGATTTTTCAATTTCAGCATATTCATGTTGATACTTGATGAGGTCGTTTGTCAGATCATCAAGTTCCTTCGGTTCAAACTCACTTGTACCCTTATTGAGTATACTTATAATCCCACGAAGTTCTTCTGCTAGTTGAGCGTTAATCTGCTGAACTCTCTCAATTAAAATTAGTTGCTGGCTAGGGTCAGGTTCTTGAATAGCAGCTGATAACGCAGCCGAATATTCTCCCTTCAAAAATTGATATTGTTGTCTAAAACCAACAAGTTCTGCGTTTCGAGAATCCTGAAACTTCTTTACGTCCATTACTTTTGTTTGATACTAAATAAATGTCAACAATAATTCGCGGAGCTAACAGCAAGGGTTCATTTTATGGTGATGCGTCTTATCGTACGGCTTACCTACGTAGGCAATCAATTCTTAAATTACAGCTTCAAAAAACAGGCGATCCTCCTGTTCTGGCAAATGTGATGTCTGGCGCAAATCAGGCCAAGAAGCCCCTAATCGCAGAGCATCATTTAACAAAGGGATCAACAAATGGTAGTATGGAATTCATTCAGATAAAGAATAACTCTGGAATCTTTTAAGTGAAAAGAATAACATGGCAACGTTTCAGTCGGAATATGAAGCATCAACAAACGCAATTGATAGTATTGTATCAACGCAATTATCATCTGTGTTAAATTGGACTGGCGTACCGGGTAGTCTGGTGAAAGCATCCTCATCTGCAGTAGGATTCGTCTGGGGCTACAATAGTGGAGGAACTGTTTATATTTGTCAGCTTCCGTGTACAGGAAACTGGAATGCTGTTGACTTTAGCGAGTATCAGGTGTCAAATGTATTAGATCTGACTACCGACCAGACAAATGTATATTTATTATACACGAACTCAGCTGGTGCTATCAGTCTGCTCGTAACCCCCGCAACGAACCAGGGAACTCGCACTGTCATCGCAGTACCATTTTCTGCTACAACTATATTTTCAACTCATACCTACATTTGGGCGCAAGATGGATCAAATAACAAGCAACGGTGCGCAAAACCATGTAGTATGTCAAATTGGCAGGTATCAACAGATAATAGGGTAACTATTACATCATCGGATGATGGAATGCTATACGGAAAAGACGCAAGTGGACAGGCAATGCAAACAGATGAAACACTTCAATCTCCATGGCAACCAATAGGTAATGTTCGCGGAACAATATATGGTAGAGGATCGGATGGAACTCTTTATGGAGTAGATTCTTCTCAAAACGCTTTTCAGTATAATGGTACGTCAACTTCCTTATACACTGGTGGCTTACCCCCATCAAACATTACCGTAGATGACAACACAATGTGGATGACAACTTCTACATCTGGTAGTGTTGGAAACATTTTTACTCGGTTACAAAAACCAGATTATACAGCGATGATGAACACTGTAACTCCTATTGATCGAACTCGTGACAAAATAGCCGACACAGTAGAAAACAAATTTCAACGTCAGACAGACGTTATGATAGTAAATAAACAGTCAAATGATGTTATTTCATTCTTCAAACAAATTTTCAATATAGATAGAGATACGGCAAAGAGAGCAAAAGCCCAAGCAGGACATCTTAGTGAAAGAATTCGCGAATCTCAGAAACAACTAGATCAGATTTCCGCAGTTGAACCAACTATTCTTGGAGTCATTGCTATATTATTAATTGTAATCACACTATACGTATTCGCATCACCTATGCTTGGCAGTTATGTTCATTATGTCGCACTAACAGTTATGGGTGTAGGAATAGCGTTACTTATGAACTTTTCAGACGCTATTAAGTAATGGGTAATCAACCGTCTGCTCCTGCTCCTCCGTCAGCACCCCCGCCTCCACCGCCTCCACCACCTCCACCACCTCCACCACCGTGTGATCCAAATTGTCAGAAACAAAAAGACTTAGTGCTTCTTAAAGCAGCACTAGATACTGCTACCGAAAACCAAGATGAAGATCCAGTCGGTTATGAGAAAGCACGCATTGCCTACTATACACTTCTTAATGGACAAGGATGGCTGAATACTGAAAAGCAACGTATTGCTACAGATGAAGTTCAACCTGTGCTGAATAATTACACTACGCAATATAACGCTCTAAAAGGTGAGAAGCAATCTCAGTCTATATTCACAAATCTATCTAATGCTCTTATAGCTCAAGAAGGTGCGGATACAGCCGATAACGCTTTCTTAAGGAAACAGCTAGACAGTGAAAGAGATAAGGCTGATGTTATGAATAGGTTGAATGAGCTTGCGACAGGTACGCCTCAATCTAACTCTGGATCTGGATCATACATACCGTTAATTGTTGATATCATCATTGGACTATTAATTGTCGTAGTCTTATATCTTGGGTTTACGAAGATGAACTCAATCAAAAATATGTTCGTAGCTCCTCCTACTAGCGTAACAGGTATTACAACATAAAGTATGTATAATAACAAATGAAATTAGAGTACATTTTTTTAGCTGTACTCGTATTTTTAATGTATGGCATTACGCTATGGGTTTCAGGACAAGAAGGCTTCGAAAACGAAGGTTCTGTAACATATGAAGATGCTACTGAAATATATGATGATGTATATGCCAGCATATATGATCTACTATGGAATCCACAGGACATGTTGAAATATCAACAGGTATCTATGCAAGATATATCGCTGGCTGATTGGAACACCAAGAATGTACATGTATTAGATATGGCGTGTGGAACGGGACCACATGCTACATGGTTCAAAAACTTAGGTGTTGACTACACAGGAGTTGACATTTCCGAAAGCATGCTAAAGAAGGCTCGTGAGAACAATCCTTCTGCTACATTTCAAAAAGGAGACATAACACAAGTTCATCTTTTTCCACAGAAATCAATGACACACTGCGTTCTAACTGGATTTTCGGTATATCAATTTCAGAATCCTAAGATAGTTTCCGATAACGCATATCAATGGCTACAACCAGGTGGTTACTTCATCGTTCATCTAGTAGATCCCGATAAGTATGACCCTCTTCATGACCTAGCATCACCTTTTGCTGCTTTCTCTCTCCAAAAGTATTCACTTGAACGGCAGACTGCTTCCAATGTATTCTTTGATAAGTTCAAGTATACCGGACGTCTCAATAAGAAGAGTGATGAAGATAAAGCTACATATGAAGAAGTGTTATCTTTTTATGACAAAAATGATAATAACGGAGTAAAATATCGCGAAAATAAGCACCATTGGAATATGCCTTCTAAAGAGCGTATGATAGACATTTTTAAGACATCCGGTTTCCGTCATGTAGAGAATGTGGATCTTGTGAGATGTGGAAAGGAATACCAGTACCTGTGTTATTTTTCAAAGTAACATACAAATGAATTTCGTTAAGAATTATAACAAACCTCCTGTATTTACGAAAACCTATCCACAGTCTCTAGCAGTAGCGGATAAATATCAGGATGCGACTGATAAGGTAACTAGGCAATACGGTAACAGTAAGTTAGACAGTGATAAAATAACTCTTAAGAACATTCTTGCGTCAATTGAAGGGTTAAAGGCAGAAGAAGCAGATGGTGAAATTGGCCCAGAAGAAGCGACTAGAACTTTGACTGCACTAATCGCAAAGCATATCGGGGGACGCAGGAAGAAGACTGGGCGTTCAAAACGTTCAAAACGTTCAAAGACACATCGCCGTAGAAAGTAATGGATATATACGATTCACGTACAGTCGTGGATTTTCAAAAATTTACATTTTCAGGGCATCTAAGAGGTCATGTTTATAAGGTCTTAGATGAAAACATTAAATTAGGTCACGCAGATTATTCTTGCTATTGGGCATTAGAATTGCTTTGTTCTGGACTTACACATTCTCTATGGCAGACATTCTTTGAATCAGCTGCCAAACATATTAATCGTGGCGGTCCAAATGTATTTTTATATTTGGTTAGAATGTATGAAAAGTTCGCACCATATGAAGGTCAATATGATGTAATACATATGACCGAACTCAGAAATAATTCAGACGTTCGAAATATGATATGTGAAGTAGCCGCATCACTTGCCTTATGTCGTAAGAATAAACTACCTGCTCTACCAAAAATTAAACCAGAGCATGATTTTAAACAGACGACAATTCAGGAAAATTTGAAATCACCATCTGCTAACTATGCTCGCCATTTAGTAAAACAACAAGATCCACTGGAGATATATATTCCACTAAATGAATTAGTATATTGTCTAAGACCAGAAACTCGTGATATTACTCGAGCACTATATTGGGTAGCTTGGATTCTTAAATACGCAAGTCAGTACAAGAAGCAGAATAAGACGGATTTACTATGCTCTGCGAGATCAAATGATTTTATTGAAAATAAGTTTTATACTCACGCAATCTGGGTTATTTGGGACGCAGTACTAGACGCGGCCAAAACGTCGCCTCAGAGTGGAATATTGCGTCAATATGTTGATGCCCTATACAAGATACACTGTCTAAGATGGGCACCTGCTCTGCTAAAAACTCGTCTATCATTTCTAGTTGTCACTATCCAATATATATGTGAAAGTACGACACTCGATATTCACTACGCAGTTCCACAAGATATGTCGGTTGTACAAAATGTAGTATCAAATATTCCTCAATGGATTCAGGCAATCATTCAAACTCAAAAAACTTTCTCGTGACAATAAACCAAATGCTAAGTTCAAAGGTTAAACACGCAGTTGCACTCGCTCTACTGTTCTTCGTGGTATCATCTCCCTACACATACAAGCTTGTAGATAGTCTAGTTGGCGGAGTTCTTGCGGCTGTAGCCCCTCAGCTAGCGTACATGTTCAAGGTCGCTGACGCAGGCTGCCCTACCACCTACGGTCTAGCCGTACACTCTGCTGTATTCGGTGTAGCGGCGTATCTTCTACATAATGCGTAAGAAACGGATTTAGTTATGCTGACCCCAAGCATAACAAATGAAACTTTTAATATTTGATACTGAAACAACTGGTCTTCCAAAGTCGCGAACAGCCGCGATCGAGAAACCTGACAACTGGCCACATATTGTGTCTGTTTCTTGGGTTATATTACATGACAATAAGATCATAAAACAACGCGAATATATTGTTAAACCAGAGAATTGGGTGATACCAGATGATTCAATTAAAATCCATGGAATCACGAACGAACTAGCATCCGCAAATGGAGTGTCTTTACAGAGTGCTATGTCCGAATTTATGGGAGAACAATGTGACATGATGGTAGCACATAATATGGATTTTGATTATAATGTTATTGTGAATGCTATTAAATGGGATCTCGAATTTGACTTTAATGGATTTAATATTCCCAGAAAGTGTACCATGCAGTTATCAAGAAATCAGTGTAAACTTTCGGGTAGATTTGGATTTAAAGTTCCTAAACTAAAAGAACTCTATGAATTTATATTTAAGAGAAAGCCAAATGAATCTAGACTTCACGGATCACTGTATGACACGCTTATCCTTGCCGAATGTATTCAACACTGTAGTTGGTTACAGGCAGCATTAGGTTTACCTGTAAGCAACCCTGTACTAGGTAATGGAATACACACGCTCAACTTTAATTTCAACGAAACCAATTGAGAGTAAAAATGTTACACTCATTTGGGCAAAAGACGGATGGTGTTACATCCCACAATTAAAATTACGTCAACGTTTCACGGAAACGCATTACACCAAAGAAGAATGGCTAGGCATTATCGCAATGCCTGAAAACATTGAAGAAGTTACTTGGGCACTTCACTCGAAGGATCCTCTGGTTTGGCAGGAGAACGAGGAGCTCTACTCGCTGAAAGTGTCCAACCAAAGAGCCCGCAAGAACAAGCAGCGCCAGCGAGAGCCTGGTCAACAATCTCAACGGCCTTAGCAGCCTGAGGAACACGCTCAATTAGCTTATTCATCGCATCACTGGCTAGGGCATCAACCTGGTTTACCGCATCCTCCACCTTATCTGCTAGTTCAGGCACTACTTCCTCCACTTTTTCAGCTACTTCCTCTACTTTATCTAGAACTGCTTCTTCAACCTTCTCTGCCATCTGATTAAGTTTTTCCTTGGGGCTCTCAGGTAGTTCCATTGCGTATTTGTATACTACATAGAAAACCATTGTGTAAACAAATGATTGTACAGGATATCCTGTATCTTGCGATGTCAACTATATTGGTCATGGCAGTATTACAGATCGCAACGTTTATGGTAACTAGAATGCTGTATCCTCCTGAACCAAAAATAATTTATAGAGACGTTCCCGTACAGCAATATGTACAACCTCCTCCGCCAGTAGCGCAACCACCATTATTTCCAGCTGTTCAACAACTTCCTACGCAAAACGGACCTGCTTTAACACAACCACCGACTGAAGTACAATTACCAGAATATGAACCTCGCAAACCGGCTTCAACATCAGTACGGATGGACCTCGAATTACCGCCTGGTATTCAAGAAACCCGTCCCCCAGGGACTTAGTACATTTAAAGTACCACAAACAAAAGGAACACCTGGTTGGATTGTATTCACATATGATCAGAAAACTCCAGTATGTCTATGGATTTCTAATAACGAATGTAAAAAGGTTCCATGTATCGTCGATGAACGCATATGTGGAGATACATTTCTAAAGGTTGAAAAAATCGGACCATTAGATTTCGTAGTAGCAGATATTTGGATGTATAATACAAATTGTGTCTTTGCCTGTTCAACTTTCAAGCAAAGATACGAGTGGCTTTACCAACTTCTTGGAACATTTACAACCTTTGTTGAAGGTGTTACAATTGATCTAATTCATAAGAAAGACCTAAGTGACGATATTGAGATTCAAGGATACGAAGAACATTCAGATGAGACAATTGGAAAACCCGGATATTTTGTCGAGAAAGACGACAGCGAAGTAGTAACTGTAGTACGTATGATTATACCAGATTGTTATGAAATAACTGGGAAAGGTTATCTACAAGTTCCTGACCTAAGGACATCTATGTATCTGCGTTCTAAAGGAGAGCGATTTGAATGTAGGTGTATCAAACAAGACGACGAGTTTTGGACAGTGACAGAAAACATTCCCGAAGTAGAAGTAAATGCCTCCTAAGAAAGGATCTAAACGTAAGACCCTGAAAAAGGGAGGATTCTATAGTTTTTCAGGTGATCTTGGCGCACCGGGAGCAGCTAACTGGACTAGACATTCCGAAATGGGACCATACGCAGTGAGTGACAGAGGAGGCAATACTCAATATGGAAGAGGTCGTAAGGGTAAGAAGGGTAAGAAGGGTGGAAAGACACGCAGGGCAAAGCGTGGTGGTGGTTCATTTGGCGCAGTGTCTGCGTCATACCAAGGAACAGGTGCGCGTGGAATTGCCGATGTCGTGGGCATTTCTCCGAACAAACCTGGTTTTGCCACGCAGGGTGAATTTAATTACTATGGTGGAAAGCCGGGCGATGGACTCCCAAATTTTATAAGCCCTGGAAGTAAGTAAAGATGAACCTAGATACAGTAATTGGAGGAGGGCTTTTCCTCGCAGCAACTGTTTTTTTAATGCAGCGTAATTTAGTTCACGTAGTAGTATGGCTTGCATTAATCTATATCGTCGCATCGCAGGCAATGTCGGCGGTACTATCCGTGTTAACTGCGATCGTTGGCGTGTATCTGATTTCTCGTGTGACAACTGAAACATTTGAGAACGAGAAACCCGCTCAAAAGAAGGAATCAGACCCTACACCTGCCCCTCCCAAGACGTCCGATCCTCATGTAGATATTGGAACAACAATTCTACACGCATACCGTAACCTATCTCCTGAGCAGATTGGTGGTATGCGTAGGGATACGAAGGAGCTGATGAGCCTTCAGAAGGAACTCATGGGATCCCTAGCAGAGATGAAGCCGGCTATTGAACAGGGCGCAGAACTTCTAAAGACTTTTGGTACCTTTTTTGGAAAGGAAGGTGGGGAACAGGCGGTTGCGTAATCTCTGCATACCATCCGCGAATACATACATAATATAAGTATCATCATTAGTTGATATATTTGGACCGCCTGTGGAATTTACTATTTCCTTCCATGTATCAGTTTCGGACTTAAGTTGTAGATACCGTAAATATTGTTGCCACTTTGTTACTGCCTTGTGAATAGATATAACGGTAAATATACCAATTTGTTGGTTATAGAGAATAATTGATAATAAATTGATAATCGGATAGATTACCATATCAATCCAAAAACTCAACTTTTCAAAAATGGTATCCTTTTTGAAAAGCTGTTCGAGCATAATAAACTCTTCTGCTACTGCGAAGTAATCTGTATTATTAAGTATTAGATACTGGTTTACGTGAAGTGTCATCCTCTATTACGATTCCTTCGGGAGGAAAATCTTTCTCTTCTAACGTTTTAGAATCCACGTATTTCCAGATAGCATCGTCATCAATATGTGTGAGTTCACTTAAAAGTTTTGAAGTAATTGGTGTGTTGTATCTTACATATTTATTAACAATTTCAGTTACACAAATAGTCTTATCGGCACGTTTAGCTCCTACCCAAAACCAAGGTAACTTACTCGCAGGGATTGATGGTATTTCACGTTTAGTATGAGGACACAGTCGTCTTTTACAGTAAAATAATTGACTGTATACCCAAGTGATCCAACTCATTTAGTTTTAATACATAGACGATGTTGAAACGGGTGACGCGTCTTGCTGCTTTAAATGAGATACCACCTGGTCTCTGTTTTGTAGATTATCGCCCGTTAGAGGATTAGCAAACCCATCTCTGATAAGGTTGGCCGCCATTCTATCCATGCCAAGTCCTAGAGATATCGAAGAAGCTAATGCTACCATGATAAATGGAGTAGCAACGATTACCCATGACACGACACCTAGATCAACACTACATAGTGCGTCAAGAATTACTACACCGGCAACACCCATTACAGTCTTAATAGCCGCAGTGGCGAAACGGCCAAGTGCTAAATCAAGCCCAGTATGGATCACTACATAAAGTAAATATAGAAGCGCCGGGGGACATAATGCATCAATAAAACGCATATTAACAGTATTTACTTATAAGCAGTAAAAAATGAGTGACCGAGATGTTGAGCGAGTTATGATGTTAGTTTCTTGTTCTAAAGAAGAAGCTAGACAGGCTCTTCTTAAGACAGAAGATGTTGTTGAGGCAGCCGATATGCTCATGTCTGTTCCTGTAACGCGAGGAGCTCCCAAACAAAAGCCTGTATCAAAGGAACAGGCTACGTTCATGGAAATTCGTAAAAATATGGAGTCTATGGATAGGTTACTCCACACTAATCTCACGAGGTCAAATCAACCCGATTCTTCTTGTCGAGTGTTGCCGGATACCCGCGTCCAGGAAGAAATGACGCTACGTTCTGACTGTATTCAGAGTAGTCATCTTCCAGCTCAGGAAGAAGAGGAGCAAAAACAGGAAACTGCTTGTCAGTAACCGTCTGAATACTCTTGCGATTAGCAGTAGAATGTCCAAACACAACCTTATTCTGATCATCAATTCCCTCAATAGTTCCTAGCCCAAGAAAGGGTGTGGTAGCCCAAGGGCGAGCAAATAGCTGCTTAGGACCCGCCTGACGAGCAGTACCAGGTGCTCCAAATAGTAGACTGGTGTGGGTATCAATTCCACAACCTCCCTCGGGAGAGTTACCATAATTGCCCTTACCGATCATTCCCGGATTCGCAGCTACATTCTGTACAGCCCAGTTATTTCCACATCCAGTTTGGGTAGCATGACCAACGGGAGCTCCTCTGCGACCGTCTACATCGCGTGCGGCATCTCCTTGACGAGTATTCTCATAAAAAGTTAGATATGACATCTTTACATGTCATTTAGAAAGTAAATGCGTAAATGATCAAATGTCTTACTGGGGATACCATCTCGTGGCAAATTTTGGCAGATGTAATCCCGAAATGATCCGATGTGCGCCTAACATTAGTTTGTTTGCGAAGACTTTAGTTAAGAAAATCAACATGGTGCCTTATGGCGAACCGCTAGTTCAACATTTTGGTTCTGGAAATAAAGCTGGATACACTCTAGTTCAACTTATTGAAACATCAAATATAACTGGACATTTTGTAGAGCAAACAAATGATTTGTATCTAGATGTTTTTAGTTGTAAACGTTTTGATAAGATGGATGTATATGATGCAGTCCACGCATTTTTCAGCCCATCATGTGGAAAAATGATGATGATAAAGCGGCAAGCTCCTGTTGAAAACGAACTATCATCTTACCAAATAGTTAAGCTCAAATAAGAATGCCATTCCTACAACCAGCCGATTGGCTAGAGCAAGATATTCAATATAAATACGTCGTAGATGTATTTGGTAGAACTGACAAAGGCGAAGTCGCGCAAGTACGGCTTACGGGATTTCAGCCTTATTTCTACCTTCGCATGGTAGATGGCGAAACACATGGACTAATTCAGTCTACTCTAGAGCAATCTTCTGGAAAACAACTACGTGGACTCAAGGTTACACTAGAATCTAAGTTGGATGCTATGCGAGGATTTAATGGTCTTACTCCTATCAAGGTTTGGAAGCTATCATTTCCTGCTATGTGGATGTTTAAGACAGTTCAAAAAACCATTAAGAATTCATTTCGTATTGGAAGTCGTCGTGTAGTAACAGAGGATATCTTTGAAGCTAATCTTCCTCCATTCATTCGTCTCTTTCACGAGATGGATCTTTCTCCTGCTTCTCCATTTGAGTTTGAGGCAGATGACTATGACCCCGACGAAGGAGTTCACGTAGACGTGTTCTATGAGGTGAGGTATGACGAGATTAAATCAGCCGCCACTAAGAATATCCCGCTTCTTGTAGCAGGGTATGATATTGAGACGTACTCTGTATCAGGACTATTTCCAGTAGCTACGAATCCTGGTGATGAGATTATGCAGATCGGTGTAGCGTTTCGTTACTCTAATGATTTGCTGGCAGCCGGCAAGCGTATCGTATTCAGTAATGGAACAATTACTCCTTCTCAAGATCCTGGAGTTGAATTCGTAGCATGTAAGAATGAGCGCGATCTTCTGCTAAAGTTTGAGAAGTGTATTCAAGACGAGAATCCAGATGTTATCGCAGGATTCAATACGTTTGGTTTTGATGACCCATATATCGCAGATAGGGCTGAGAAGCATAGAGTACATCTGAACTTTGGACGTGTAGAGGGTAGTGCGTGGAAGAATGATTGCGTAAAGACCGAGAAGAAGACATTCGAACTAGCATCCGGCAAGTTCGCAGTTCGATACTTTGAGATGCCTGGACGTCTTCCGGTTGATCTACTTCTCAGCGTTCGCCGTGAGCAGAACCTAGACTCCTACAAGCTTGATAATGTAGCTAACACATTCCTGCGTGATAAGGTTACGGAGTTTGTAATTATTAGCGGAGCATCAACGCGGCAATACGAAATCCACACAAAGAGTACACGTGGACTATTTGTTGGAAATCTAGTACGATTTGATGTTGTTGGAAATACGATTAACTCATATGCGAATGGTATGAAATTCAAGGTAAAATCAGTATTTCCTAAGAAGTTTATCATTGAACTGGAGGAACACAACTATCTGTGTACATTTGATGATATTTCTGTGGAGGACAGAAAGAAACTTGAGTGGTCTTTCGGTAAGGATGACATTAGTTTCAAGGATATGCTAGAAGCACATACCGGAACACCAGATCAACGCGCAGCGGTAGCAAAGTATAACATTCAGGATTGTGATCTTGTGTTGACTTTAATGGCTAAGCTAGATACCCTAGTAAATGCTCGCGGTATGGCAGATGTATGTAAGGTTCCCATTCAGTATATCTTTCTGCGTGGGCAGGGTATCAAGATCTTCTCAGCCGTTGTTTACAACGCATCTAAGCGTAATCAGGTAATTATGACTCAGGAGAGTCTAGAAGGTGATTCGTCGTATGAAGGTGCGATTGTTCTGCCTCCAAAGATTGGAATGTATCTAGATCAACCTATCGCTGTTCTTGATTTCAATTCACTGTATCCGTCGAATATGATCGCATTTAATCTCTCGCCAGATACCTTGGTTTATGTGAAGACATATGACTCAAAGGGTAAGAAGGTCAACCAAGAGGGCGGTGACGGAGACGATCTTAAATCAGCTGGGTATACAATTGATGAAATCGGTTACGATACGTATGACGACGACAAAAACCCAACTGGACGTACAGTGTGTGGATTTGTCCAGCCAACTTCAGATGTTCGTACCATCGGGGTTCTGCCTCTCACGTTGGACATTCTTCTCAAGAAGCGGAAAGAAACGCGAAAGATCATGGAGTCTGTAGAAGATGAAGCACAGAAGGCTGTTCTAAATGGTCTTCAACTCGCATATAAGGTTGTTGCTAATTCAGTCTATGGACAATGTGGCTCTCGTACATCACCAATTCGTAAGATGGAGGTAGCCGCATGTACAACAGCCGCAGGACGTGATCGTATCTATTTTGCCAAGAGCGTCGTAGAGAAGGAGTTTAATGGAGAAGTAATCTATGGCGATACTGATTCAATCTTCATCAAGTTTGCTACCAAAGACCTAGCTGAGTCAATTCGTCTGGGTCAAGAATCAGCTGCTCGTATTACTAGTCTGTGTCGTAAAGCTCATAAGATTGAATATGAGAAGACTATGTTTCCATTCATTCTATTCTGCCGCAAGCGTTACGTAGGAATGCTGTATGAGACTGATGTAACTAAGTGCTATCGTAAGACCATGGGTGTCGCTCTAAAGCGTCGAGATAATGCACCTATTGTAAAGGATGTATTTGGCGGCGCTTTAGACATCCTCATGGAGAAGCGAGATATTCGTCCTGCCCAAGAGTTTGTAAAAGATATGTTAGTTCGTGTTCTAAAGAATGAGCTTCCTATGGAAAAGTATATCATTACAAAGCAGCTACGCGATGATTATAAAAATCCTGGGCAGATTGCTCACCGTGTTCTAGCTGATCGCATGGGAGAACGTGATCCCGGTACAGCTCCGCAAGTTGGTGACCGTCTACCCTACATTTATGTTGCGAGTCGCAAGGATGAGAAAAAGCAGGGAGATAAGATTGAACACGTAGATTATGTTCGAGCAAAGGGTTTGAAGCCCGATACAGAGTTCTATATTTCAAACCAAATTCAAAACCCAGTCGCACAATTATTCGCACTTGCTATTGAGAATCTTGATGGATACAAATCAAAGGTAAACTACGAGAAACTACATAAAGAGTTTATGGAAACAATGGATGAGGAGGAAGCGACCCTCAAGATTCTTGATAAGAAAGAGAAAGAACTAGATTCAATTCTGTTTCTTACAGCGCCATATTTAACAAAACATAAGAGAGGTCCAATGGATATGTTCCTAAAGCGGCAGTGATTTTCAGTAATTAATCGTTGATAAGCTTAAATGGCAGATGATGTTCCCGATGTTCTTTCACTATTAGAAGATATGATTACAGGGCGAAACACTTTTTTATCCAATGATGTGATACGCGCTCTTCCATTCAATCACAGACCTACTCTTGTAGCTCGATATTTGAATAACGAAGCATCCTATATGGAACTTATTAATCGTGTTTACACCAATAATATTCAAGAGTCTCGGGCTCATGCGGCCGCTAGAACGCTAATCGCATTTAGTATGCCGATTGGTGGATCATTTTTAGATCCGGTTACTGTTGCTCCTACACGAGCGCAGATAGCCAGTTCAATTGAAGATTTTCCTAATGCGACATCAAATTGTGCGATTTGCCAGGAAGCAATTTCCTCAGGAGGCTGTCGAATTCGCCAGTGTGGGCATGTTTATCACCGCGCTTGCGCGTTAAGCTGGTTTTCGATGTCGGTTCGGTGTCCTGTATGCCGCTACGATATTCGTGAAGGGAATCCGGTAAGTCAAACATCTTCTGCCGAAGCAGGAATGTCCTCTCCAATGTCAAACCCGTCGGGGGAGCAAGATACTTAGGGATTGGATCAGATGCGCCATATTGAACCATATGAATTAACTTTCGAATGTCATGTTGGCATTCCTTGATAGATTCAGTGATATCTACATGTAAAAATAGAGATTGTATATCAGACGCTCTAGGTGGAAAACATCTTATAATGTCAATGAAGTCCTTATTGCGTTTGAATATAGTAGGAAGCTCATTTCCTGTACATATTATAGGAACTTTACGATTTATATCTTTTATCCATTCAACAATACGTGCCTGAGCGTGTGGATCTGACCCATCTACCTCATCTAATATAACACATGTTTTGCGATTAACATCTCCCTTCATAAATGAAAATATATTAACAGCAGACCTACATGCGTCTTTAATTTTTTCAACGTCTTCATAACTTCTAATTGATCGAGATGCGTTAATTTCAAGTGGGTCAAATTCCATAGTTTTTGCGGCTGCTATTGCTAATGTGGTTTTTCCGATACCAGGTGAACCGGTCAACATGATAGCTTTCGGAAATCCCACAGTAGTCAAGTATGTACGAAGTGTTTTCTTTGCGTCATCATGTCCGATTATATCAGCAAGGTTATTTGGTCTGTATGTTTCTGCGTACATTATCAACTATTAACAAGTTATTCCGTAAGTCATATATCATTTACAGGGTGGTATTATTATAGAAGTATGGTGACGTAGCTCAGCTGGTTAGAGCACCCGACTGTTAATCGGGAGGTCGTGGGTTCGAACCCCACCGACACCGCCAAAGCCTCTATAGCTCAGTGGTAGAGCACCAGCTTTGTAAGCTGTAGGTCGTGAGTTCAATCCTCACTGGAGGCATAAGTCTTATCGTACAATGGTCAGTACATCAGACTCTGAATCTGAAAATCCGAGTTCGATTCTCGGTAGGACTAAACAGCACGCATAGCTCAGTTGGTAGAGCATCGGTCTTATGAGCTGAGGGTCGTGGGTTCAAATCCCACTGTGTGCACCATGTGAAGCAAACGCTTTTACATGATGCATTAACCACACATACCCGACCAAGTAGTTCCACATGAACGAGCTAAATTACACTTAGCAACTGCGGATTGAATTGTAGAGGCGTCAGGATCAAATGGCATACAACTTGTTGATGCGTTTGGCTTACATAGGTTACTGGCAGAATCGTATGTCCAACTGTCGGGGCATTTTGCCATTTTTGTAGGGTCTAATCGTAACACTATTTGCGGATTGATTACATACTTGTAAACTATAAGCAGAATCACTGTAAACAACACAGTTAAAGCGGCAGTACTTACATACTCCATTCTTTCTTTGTTACAAGGAAAGGAATGGATATTGCTAGACACGTATTAGACACATATTTCAAAGATACGTCGAACCCATTAGTTCGGCATCATTTAGATTCGTTTAGCGATATGTTATCTGTCAAGATCCCCAATTTTATCGCTGGTATGAATCCGTTGACATTAAATCTAGGTGATACGCGTTTCATCAAGGTCTATATTGGAGGAAAGAAAGGTGGAGACTTGTTTTATTCTCCACCAGTTGATGAAATTGGTAACGCAGTACTACCTCATCAATGTCGTTTGGATAACAAAACATACGCTCTTGATATTCGCATGAATGTTGATATTGAATATGTATTTGACACAGTAACTGAAACAAAACGTTTTGAAAATGTTATGCTGGGGCAACTTCCTCTTATGTTGAAGAGTTCTCTTTGCTATCTAACTCCTATGACATCCGACCAACTGTATGGCTCTGGTGAATGTAGATTTGAACTTGGAGGATACTTCGTCATTAGTGGAGCAGAGAAAGCACTTTTGACTCAGGAGAGACTCGCAGAAAACATGTTCTATGCCTCGAAGCGTAAAGAAGTTAGCTCAGGAAGTGTTGGAACAAAAACACTAGTAGAAAAGGAAACCGAAAGTAAACTTGAAGAAGCCACTAAGGCTGAGCCATTCGAATATATAGCAGGAATTCGGTCGAGTTCAGAAGATGGAACAAAGGGCCCATATTCTCACTTTTTAATTATCCCGCCTGCGAATAGAAAACCAGATGATCCTAAGAAAATCGCTGGTGTGTCTGATCTATCAGACTTCTCTACTCGTCGCTTAGCAGTAATCACACTTCCTGATTTTACTCAGCCTGTTCCTGTAATAAGCGTGTTTTATGCTTTGGGACTCACAAATGATAGAGATATTTACGATACAATCTTAGCTGGCATTCCATTAGTTGAACGAACTTCTTATGATGAATTGTTCGCAGAGTTAGTACTATCACATGAAAACTTCACACGTCAGGAAATGGCAAAAGAGAAGGACCAGAATCAAGACCCCAATCTGCTATTTCTAAAACGCCAGACACGTACTAGATCTGAAGGCGGAGTATACAATAATCTTTTTGATAAGCTATTTCCTCATTGTGCCCAACTTGAAGGAGAATCTCCTGCCTCCTTCTACCGAAGAAAGGCATATTTATTGGGATACATGGCTCGAATGGCTATGGACGTGGCTCTAGATATCAAGCCTAAGACCGATCGCGATCATTTTAGATTCAAACGTCTATACGCTTCGGGGGATCTTATGTTTCAGGAGTTTCGTCGTATTTTTAAGGAGACGTCAAAGCGTATGCTAACAGAGATGGATTCCCGTATTCACTTTGAACAGCAACAATACGCAGGAAAGAAGCTAGCTGAACTAGTTCAGGAGGAAAATATTGGATATTACTGGCGTGCGTCTAGCTTCATGTATGACATTGAAAAATCATTCAAAGGAAGGTGGGGAGGAAAGGATGGTATTTCACAGGAACTCAGTCGTTACGCATATTTGGGAACAGTAGCACAACTACGCCGTGTTAATATGGATGTAGATAAGGGCGGAAAGATTGTAGAAATGAGACGTATTCATTCATCTACTTGGGGTATTATGTGCCCCATTGATAATCCTGATGGACGCAACATTGGACTAATTAAATCAATGACACTTCTATGCTCTATTTCTACTGCCTCACCTTCCAAGACAATCTACGATATTGTTAAACAAAATTCAGAGTTCATTCCGCTATCACTGATTAATGCGAGCATGTGGGAGCCTAAGTGGACACGTGTTTACTTAAATTCAGATTTGATAGGTGTTCTAAGAAAGAACTCGGATTCTCTTCACGAAACTCTTATTGATCAACGCAGAGCTGGAAAGATTAGCAAGTTTGTTTCTGTATCGTGGAATCGTCTAGAAAACGAGTATTTAATCTATACTGACGCAGGTCGCCCATCAAGACCTATATACCAAGAGGGTACTAAACCCGAACAAATAAAGAAGCTGACAACATGGGAGTCAATTGTTAAAAAACACATGGAGTATATTGACGCAGCTGAAACCGAAAATACTCGAATCAGCATGGAACCATTTAATCCAGAGCTTCCTTCTGAGATTCACGGGTTAGCTATATTATCCGCTTCTGCTTCTGTGTCACCGAATTGTGATTTTGATCCTGGTACTCGTAACGCATTTAGCTGTCAACAACTAAAGCAGGCCTGTAGTTGGTATAATACTGCCTTTAGCAAACGGTTTGACACTATAGCTACGTGGTTAAACTACGCACAAAGACCGTTATCTCAAACATGGACATACAATCATATTTTAGGTTGCCTTCCGTACGGCGAGAATCCGATGGTAGCTCTCATGATATATTCTGGTTATAATCAGGAAGATTCTGTTCTGCTTAATGAATCCGCATTGAATCGTGGTATGTTCCATACAACATACTACCACTCGTATGATTTTGAAGAAGAGCCCATCAACATGGGATTTGATAAGGGAGAAGTTAAGGTATTTGAATCTACAGAATTTGGAAATATTGCGACTGATCCAAAGTACCGTGAAACCGTAACACGCAAAGAAGGGTATAACTATGACCTGCTAGATTCAGACGGTATCATTCGTGCTGGTGTAGAAGTTGATGATAAAACTATATTGGTTGGTATTGTTCACCCAATGAAGAATTCAAGTGGTGTAGTAACTGGGTATTCTGATTCATCTAAGTTTACTAAGAAAGGACAAACTGGATTTGTAGATTCTGTATACCGATATGTTACCAAAGATGGACTTCGCGCAGCTAAGATCCGCATCGCAGAACATCGTATTCCTGTTCTAGGCGATAAGTTTAGTGCTCGTCACGGACAAAAGGGTACAGTTGGTCTGCGTATCAAGGAAGAAGACATGCCGTATACCTCAAGTGGTATTCGCCCTGATATGATAGTAAATCCTCACGCATTCCCTTCTCGTATGACCATTGGTCAGTTTATTGAATCAATGTCTACTAAGTTAGGTTTGGAAATGGGTTCTCTAGTTGACTCAACACCGTTCAGTACGCAGAATAGAGTGTCCGAGACATCAGAGTTACTTCTAAAAGCTGGATTTCACCCGTACGGTCATGAAGTTCTATATAATGGTCAAACTGGTGAAATGATGGAAGCAGAAATATTCATGGCTCCTACATATTACATTCGTTCTAAGCTGATGGTAGAAGACAAGCTAAACTATCGCGCAACTGGACCTAAGAAGCTACTCACTCATCAGCCTGTTGAAGGAAGAGCAAATGATGGTGGTCTGCGTATTGGTGAGATGGAACGTGATTGTTTAATCACACACGGTGTTTCAAGATTTTTAAACGAATCTCTAATGGAACGCTCAGATAAGACAGAGTTACTGTTTCAACCTGAGAGTGGATTATTAGATGCGAATCCTGAATTAGAATCTATTACTCTTACGACACCATATGCTCTCGGATTAACAATCCACGAATTAGAATCAATGCATATTTCTGTGAAGCTTACGAGTTAAGCGTTTACCGCCTGCTTCTAATCGAGTAAAGTTTGATGCGAGATCGGTGGCCATTTTAACAGATAAATTCATAGCATCTGCCACAGGCATTCCATTGGTAATTTTTTGAACGACAGTAGTTATATCATCCTTATACGCCTTAAGAGTTGATACATAGCTTTCTGGTAATTTACTAAACGCAAGAATACATGTTAATGTTATATTAATAGAATTTAACATCAGTTGCATATCTAATAACGGCTTATCAGCTTGCTTTCCAGCAAACCCAAAATCTATTAAATATGCGTGTTTAGTTCTTTCATCGTACATAATGTTTCCTTCATGAGCATCTCTGTGATAAAACCCAGCCATGTTCATTGCGTGTATTTTTACCATAAGATTGGCAAGAGCTGAAACTATATCTTTCGATGAATTAACGTCAAATGTTGTACTACTTTGAACAATAGAATCAATAGATCTTCCTACGTATTTATAGTTTAAAAATTTGAGAGTTGTAAGATCTTTTCCAGTGAGCGACGGGCATTTTGCTAACTCTGCTTGAGAAATTGCTTTGACATTAATTGGATTCATATCGTATTGTACGGCAGTAAATGATTGCCTAGGATCTATTTCTTTCAGAATAAAATCGTTATTTTCTTTTTCATCATTAAAATATTTGTCTTCAAAGAAGAGTTTCGTAATATAATTTACATTACGAGTCTTTTTAGCATCAATCACTAGTGACGGAATAGTCACACATCCTTGCTGTCCTTGAATAGCCATGCCTCCACGCTTCTTAGAAAATCGCCCTTTCTTGTAAAACTTGCTAAGTTTACGAGTTCTCATTATTCATTGACAACGGATTTTCTTGTAGGAAACCTATAGAAACATAAAATGGCAGAGCATTTATATGTAACCAAGCGCAATGGGACTCGTGAGCCCGTATCATTCGACCAAATTCTTCAACGCATTCGTAAGCTATCTGATGGGCTAGAGCATGTAAACCCGGATCTTGTAGCACAAAAGGTATGTATGCAGCTAAGCGACGGAATTAAGACCTCAGAGCTAGATGAGTTTGCCGCAGAGACATGTGCGATGATGCAGTCTCGTTACCATCCTAATTATGGTATGCTTGCGGCTCGTATTCTGATTGATAATCACCATAAGAATACTCCTACAACTCTGCTTGATTGTATGGAGGCTCTTCATCATGAGCAAGAAATTACGTCAGAGGAGTATCATGATCTTGTATGTAAGAATTCTGAAGCCTATGAGGCTATGATTGACTATTCTCGTGACTTTATGTTCGACTACTTTGGGTTCAAGACACTAGAGCGAGCATATCTGCTGAAGAAGGATGGTAAGGTTATTGAACGTCCTCAGCATATGTGGATGCGGGTTTCTATTCAACTTCATGGCAATGACATGAAACACGTAAAGCAAACGTATGACGCTCTTTCAGAGGGATACTTCATTCATGCGACTCCAACTCTATTTAACGCAAGTACTCCTCACCCGCAACTATCTTCTTGCTTTCTTCTGACGATGAACTCCGATTCAATTCAGGGAATCTATAAGACTCTTGGTGATTGCGCACAGATTTCAAAGTGGGCTGGTGGTATTGGTCTTTCGGTACATAACATTCGTGCTCGTGGTTCTCACATCAAGGGTACAAATGGTGAGGCTACTGGACTTGTGCCGATGCTCAAGGTATTCAACGATACTGCGAAGTATGTGAATCAGGGTGGAAAGCGTAATGGTTCATTCGCAATCTATCTAGAGCCTTGGCACGCAGATATTGAGGAGTTTCTACGCCTAAAGCTGAACCAAGGAGCAGAAGAGGATCGTGCTCGTGATCTATTCTATGGCCTTTGGATTCCCGACCTATTTATGCAGCGTGTCGAGTCAGGAGAAGATTGGACTCTGATGTGCCCACACGAGTGCCCTGGTCTAGCAGATGTTCATGGTATTCAGTTCAATGATCTATATCGTAAGTATGAGCGAGATGGAAAGGGACGTCGTAGTATTCCCGCTAAGAAACTATGGCAAATGATTCTAGACGCTCAAATCCAGACCGGAACACCCTATCTATGCTATAAGGACGCTGCGAACAGCAAGAGTAATCAACAACATCTGGGAACTATCAAGAGTTCCAATCTGTGTACAGAGATTATGGAGTTTACGTCTCCTGATGAGACGGCTGTATGTAATCTCGGGTCTCTCGCTCTAACAAAGTTTGTAGAATATCAGCCAATGTATGAGGCATATTACTTTAATTTTACGAAGCTTCGAGAGTACACTCATATTCTAACTCGTAATCTAGATATTGTAATTGATAAGAATTTCTATCCTACACCAGAATGCCGCAACTCTAACATGAGACATCGCCCTATTGGAGTAGGTGTTCAAGGTCTAGCAGATGTATTTGCTAAGCTAAAGATATCGTGGACATCAGATGAGGCAAAGCAGCTGAATCGTGAGATTTTCGAGAACATTTATTACGCTGCGCTAGAGGAGTCTATGATGAGGACACTTGAACTAGCTGAGACTCAGCATTGTGGATACGTAGAAACTAAGCCGCATACGTCATTTGAGGGTTCACCAATGTCTCAAGGAAACTTACAATATCATCTCTGGAATGATCCTCCCAGATATACTCGTCATCTAGATTGGGATACCCTAGCACTGAATGCGTCAACACATGGTGTTCGTAATTCACTACTCATTGCTCCCATGCCTACTGCGTCTACATCACAGATTCTAGGAAATAACGAGTGTATTGAGCCATTCACATCTAACCTGTATACTCGACGTGTTCTAGCTGGCGACTTCATGGTCGTTAATAAGTATCTGGTAGATGAACTGACAAAGCTAGGAATGTGGACTCCCGAGATTCGAACTCAGATCATCGCAGATAATGGGAGTGTTCAAAATATTGTAGGAATCCCACTGAAGATTCGCGACGTCTATAAAACTGTATGGGAGATTCCTCAGAAGGTGCTAATCGATATGGCAGCTGATCGAGCCCCTTTCATCTGTCAGTCGCAGTCACTGAATCTATTCCTTTCCGAACCCACATATGCTAAGATGTCATCTATGCACATGTATGCTTGGAAGAAAGGTCTAAAAACGGGTTGTTATTATCTAAGAACTAAGGCTGCTTCATCGGCTCAAAAATTTACAGTCGAGCCCCCTGCGTCAAATAATTGTCTGACTTGTTCATCCTAAAATTTCTCTGTTTGGAAGTATAAAACAAATGCCTGAAGGATACGCTAACCCCACTGTTCTAAATGGTACTCCCGGTGGCTCTGCCCCGGTTCCTGGCTCTCTTTCTGGCGGTCGCCGTCGCAAGCTTCAGCTAGTAACGAAGAAGCAGGCTCGCAAGATGCTAAAGAAGCTAGGCAAGAAGCTTCGTGGTGGCGCAGAGTCTGACCCCGTAGTAATGGAGGCTCCCGCTGCTCCTGCGCCCAAGTCTGGTGGCAAGAAGACTCGCCGCCGCTCTGCCTCACGCCGTGCTTCCCTCTTCGGGCTTTAAAGACTCACCAATTTCTGAAACCATCGCAAACAATTTTTCATTGAATCCAAAGTGGCACCCATTGGGTTCTTTGAAATCAGGAATCTTACGAGAAGACGTGTTTGTAGAATGAGTTAAACTTACAATAACCTCCTGGGGAGATAACTCCCGACACATGTGCTCGCGATCGCGAATAAATGCGTCACCCTCTGCGACTTGAATATCTTCGAACTTACGAGATTCCCAAAAACTTCTAGTAAAAATTAGAGTAGCCTCCGAAACACGCTGTGACATAGGAAGGTCTAGAGGAGGAGCATTCATGAACGATGAATACTTCATAATATCATAGCAAGGAATCACTGAGCAAAATGCGCACTCCTTTGCCGGAGTCTTTAGCATCATAGCTGTACGCTCAATAATACTATTATCCGGATATACGTCATCGTCATCCATAAATGCGATAACATCATACATTGCCTTGGAAATACCAATGTTTCGCTTTTCCCCAATTGATGTCTTTTCATTGAGACGCACATATACGACATTTGGAACACCAATTAGTGTATCTTCAATAGGATCGTCGCCATCATCTACAATCACCAATTCCATCTTTTCTTCGGGGTAGGATTGAATCATATAAGAATACTTCAGAATAGGCATAAATAGACGGCGATTACGCGTCACACATACTACTGAAACATTTGGTAGTGCATCTTCCTTAGGAAGTGTCTCAATAAGATTATACGCAGGTTCTACATGTAGAACTTTAGGTAACAACTCTTTCATACCTCGTAGCCATATTTTGTGATTTTCTTCGTAAATACGACGCATAACATTACCTCCTGCTTTCTTGTCTTCCTCGCTTGAGTCGATATACCGTTGAAGCTGTTCAACTAGTGAATCAAGATCTGATGATACTAGCGATCCAAAGAACTTACCATTGGGTTTAGTTTCACTAGATTTACAGAAAAGAGCACCTGCGTTTACCTCACCTACCACATCTTCGAGAAACGGAGGAATAGAAGATACAACCAGATTACACCCAGATGCCATCGCTTCATTTACTGCGTGTCCAAATCCTTCAGCCTTTGACAGACAAATGCATACACCAGACTCTCTAAGAAGAGCATCGTATTCTTCATCAGAAAGCTTATCGTGAACTACTACACGGTCGGAGATAGCTGTTGGGACTTGAATAGATGCCCATGAAACTACGTGTAGAATAGGAAGCTTACAAAAATCAATAGGCCCAATCGAGTGAATCTTTTCATATGCGTTAAAGAGAACATCAACTTCACGATTATAATTTTTTCCAAGCGGAACAATCGCCTTAAAGTAATTCTTAGTAGAAGGAGTTTCCTTATTCAGAGAAGTCCAACCAATATAACGAACAGTTGTAGGTGTTAGATCGCTAATAATGCGTTCTGCCTCGTGAGTCTTTACCCAAATCTCATTTACCATATTCATATATGGTACCCAAGTAAGAGGAGTACATTCAACATTCGGAACCCAAATATTCTTGAATGCGTATGCGAATAGAGAGGGATTCAATACTTCAACAAAAATATTAACATCTGCTTCTTGGCACTGAGGTTGTACATACTGTACAAGTTGAACTTGAACATCTTTGTCAAAAACAGCAGTAAGAAGACCACACAGAATTTTCACGTCTTGTGACAGTCCGGTATTCTTACGATGATTGCTAATTATATTAATTCTCATTTATATATGTGTTTCACTTTCGTACTAAACGTTTTGTCGCACGTCCATTATACGGACGTCTAAGTGTTCTTGCTCGAACCTCAAGATATTTTAGATATTTCTTCCATGATTCTGAGTCACGAGATACGCATTTACTAATAAATACACACGGACGATCTCGCCACCATTCAACATTTTTCTCACCATACCATCGCCATAATTGAATAGATGTTACTATTTCTTCTGCTTTGGATAATTCTGTTTCCTGAGTTAATCGTTTACATTCAGCCTTTATCTCAACACTTCCATAACCATAATGAGTACTAAACAAATCTGTTTTATACTCATCATCAATTGGCACTAGCAGTTTACCATTCCACCCAATTCCATTAATAGGTCGAAAGCAGTCCCACGTTGTTTCAAACGTATACAACTTACCGTTTAATTTTCCATAAATACGATCGTGAAATGTTATTAACTCCATTACATGCCTAAAAGAAGGATTTCAGCTCACCAGTACGCGTTCCATAAACTCCCACATTCATAGGATTTGCGATAGGAGCTGCGAACTCCTGTAGATCTTTCAGATAGAACTGATGAAAATCTACCTCAGAATAAACTTTAGTGGCAGCAAAGCCAATCACACGACCATTTAGATCAGACAGTTCTTCTGAAACACGAGAAGCATTATTCTGCGAATAAGTTAAATAGTAGCTACGCATGATAATCTTAACCTGTTGAACATCTTGAGGACCCACTGCATACTTACCACCACTCATAGCAAGTACCTGCTCCTGGATGCCTCGCTGAATCGTTTCAATATTCGCATCGCTGAAAAACAGCTCATTTAATGGAGTAGAAGAGTGTATGTGACCCACTAAGTCACGGCGATTTGACTCTCCAAATAAATGAGACCCATGGGGCGTAGATTTATATGGCTGTGAGGCATAAGTATTATCCTTATCCAAAATATTGGGAACTCTACCACCATGCTGAGGAGCAGGATACAGATGATTACTGGACGTCAGATTGTAGTGACTTTGAACACTTTTAGGATCAACAAACTGAGTTCTATCCATTTATAAAACAGGTCTAGGAATTTTCAGAGCATCATAAATCTCATAGATTCTCTGTTTTTCAGCTAGTGATAAATCACTGGTCGGATAACGTTCATTATAAGCTTTTTCATATAAGTACATAACAAACCCCGCCATAGTAAGTGTAACAACTTCGCTCTCTGCCGCAATTGTGTCATACTCGAGTACATTTGTAACTGTTTTACCAGCAACTGTCGGCGGCTTACAAGCACAACAATCTATTAACAGTTTTTTCACATCTGATATGATCGCACTCATGAAATTACATTCTTTTTTTCGTATTGCGAACACACTCTTCGAGAGTCGCATAATTAATATCTGTATTAAGATTATAAACCAAAAATGCCAGCTAGACCGCTGGCGTTTCGTTACCTGTATAAATCAGGTGTAATCAAAGAGAACACCGTAACCGTGTTTGGCGAGCTTGGTTCCGTGTTTCAAAAGGGAGCAGACTACGATGAAGAAGTTGACCTAACTGTTCCATACATGGATCTGTCAAACTTAATTATGTACTACACCGGTACAGTCGCAGATGGCACAGTCGGATCCCCAAACGAGGGCTCTCTTAGAAACCTAAATGCACCGGTAAGCAACGTACGCAATTTTCTCAAGTTCAGTAATGCCGACAACGCAACCGGAGCGAATCACTACTATGTGGGTGATATTGTAATGTTTGATCCAGTTACAGGAGAAGGTACGAGCTCTAGTGCATCTTGCTGGACATGTATACGAACAACAACTGATCTTACATCTCCTATTCCTGAATTAGCTAACGAAATTGCTGCCGCATCTGCTGCCGACAAACTTTACAATAATAACTTTAATAATACTGGTAAATCTGGTCCTGGTATGACGGGCATCGATAATCGCGGACAGCGTTATATTGTCGGTGTAATGCCTGCAATCTATAATCCTCTTGACGGTACCATTACAAATAGCCCGTATTGGCGAGAGAGTGCAATTGCAAAGTCATATTTCACTGGAGGTAATTACTACCAAGGTGAACTTGTAGTATTTAATGGGTTAGTCTATCAGTGTAAATCAACAAATGGTCTAATTTCTGATCCCCCGCTACAGCAGCGAGTTAGATATACACTTATACAAGAACAGAATGATGCGAATGGGGTTACCGTTGCAGCTCCGGAAGATCTAATCCCTCCACTTGATTTAGCTCTAGCACCTAATGGTGCGTTTGGGTTTGACTCATCTGGAACTCGTTACTTAATGGGAGTTCCTCCGTCAGGAGGATTATTCTCAGGGCTATTCTGGGAACCCGCAACTCTACCTAGAACACCAACTGGTGCATATATCAATGTAAATTGGGATAATACCAGTATTGTAGATAAACTACAGTTCTATGATTCGAATGTAACTGGCGGAGGTGGCGCACAATCAATTCCTACATTTACTGATGACGTGGGCAATACGATTACAACTCTTCGTAAAATATACGATGATAATGAAAAGAGCTTCGTACTCACAATTGCCAATCAAATTCTATCAACTATTCCGGCGGCAGCTATTAAGTCTCAAGCCATAAGTTCAAAAGTAGAGCCAGACAATACGCTTCTTGAACTAGTAAACCTTGGTCCTACAAACAGCAAACCTAGTGAATACACTCCTGCCATACAAGGATTATTCGAGGAATCTGTTGCACGTGATATGTTGCGTATTTCTGGATTTGAAAAAACCATTACGGAAATTCTGGTAACGGATGGATCCAGTGGTTACACAGCACCGCCAAGAGTACAGATTATTGGTGGGTTATCAATGAATCCTAAGCTAGTACCATATTTTGCATCTGCAAAAGCAAGACTTGGCGTCAAGAGTGTTAAAATTGATAAAACAAACCCTACATGGAATTCTGTAAATACGGGAAAGCGTTATGGAGTTGGCGATGTGCTTTCGTTTGTTTCTGTAGCAGCCCCACTTGTTGCGTGCATTGCAAAAGTCTATCGCATAGACGCCAATGGAAATATCTTATCAATTCTTATTACTAACAAAGGATCTGGTTACGTAGATCTACCTAAAGTTGAAATACTTGGAGTTCATCGTACATTCTTAGAACCTGTTCTTGAAGTGTTGACAGTAGATCTACAATACCGTGATACTGGATTTTACGATGATATGCAGGTTCGTGTAGAATTTGGAAGTGGTTCTGGTGCAGTGGGCTATGCCGTTACTCAAACTGTTGATGGTGTACGCAGACTAACTGCAGTAAAATTTGATGGCGCAACTCGTAATGATTCAACTGCATCGATCCCATATGATTATGATTTAAGTCGTGGCACAAACTATGTTGCTGGCAATTTCAAGAAGGATATTGTGGCACTTCAAGGAGTTATTCGTGGAGCTGGCGGAGAAATAACACCTGTACAAAGTGCAAAATCCGTTGGTGTTGTAACAGCGACACAGTCGGGTGGTATAGTCACGCTTGTTGTAATCAATAACGGGTCAGGATATACGTCTAATCCCTCAGTAGTAATTGATCCTCCAGAGGTGGATAACCGTAACAATGCTAGACTAGTTAAAAATATCAATACTAATGTAGTTGAACTCACAAGCTTTCTACCACCTATTGCGGCTCGCGGTGTATACACTGAACCACCTGTTCCTACATTTACTATTGTTGAATCGCCAGCGAATGCTGTCGAAGCGCCGAAAGTTACTGCTACAGCATACTTGGGACTAAATGGCGCAGATATAAAATTTGGAGGAAGTGGTTATTCTCAGGAAGAATATCTGAGTGTAACTGGTGGTGGTATTACACCCGCTGAATTTAGAGTAACGCACAATTTGACAACAGATACCTATAGCGCTATAGTTATGGATGGTGGAGATGGATATTCTATTTCAACTGATCTCGCTAAACTATACCTAAATGAGATTGTTTTACAAGATGACTCGCTTAATGCTCCTGTTGGAGATCAATTAGTAGGGGTTATTGATTCTCTAGGTGGTGGAATCGTTGATGTAACCTTTAACAACGGAAGACCTACTGGTGAAGGATTTGCAGTCGATGATACAGTGATAGTAGGAACGGGCGATTCTGCTTTCAGAATCAAGGTTACGAGTGTTGGTGATGAAGGAGCAATCGCCCCTACTGGATTTACCCCGCGACTCACGGCTGTCGACCCTTCAGGTTATAGTGAAGGTCAAACAGTCCTCGCAACCTCAAAGTTTTATTCCGTTAATACTGTAACTCTTCCCACACCCCAAATATTCACTGGAACAAATCAACCTATTGTGACTATTGTTGCGCCAACAGGAAGTTTTATACCTAGTGCTGGAAATCCTTGGAACCCGACACTTGCTACTGCAGTACCATCATTAAAAGTCAGTAGCATATCTGTTACCAATGGAGGAACAGGGTACCAACTAGGAGACGTTATTACAATTACACAGGTAGGTGCCTTGACATGCCAGGCATTTGTACTTGCACTATCCAATGTTCAAACAGGAGCTGTAGGAGTAGTGGCAGTTGGTAATGCTGGATCTGGGTTTGATATAAGCAAGACAGGTGCTGATGCAGTAATAGTCCATATACCCACAACAACGGGAACACCTCTTCAAGTTAATGTATCATATGCTGTTGATAAAATAGTGGTAACAAATCCTGGTGTAGGATATGAGATTGCTCCGGTGGCAACTTTACAGGCTGGTTCGGGTCCAGAGGTACCTCTTAATGTTACAATAAAGAAAGCCGGTGGATCGAGTGCTTCATTCCGCGTTACATCTGTCAATCCCAATGGAATGCCGGAAATTGCACAACTATCCCCCGGTAGTGGATACTTAGTTAATGATATCTTAGCCTTAGCAGACGGAGATGGTGGCGGAGCTGAAGCGTATGTATTGGTGAGTCAAACTCAATCTCGTGGAGTAAAAACCGGAACAATCGTGCGCGGATATAGGGGGTACGGTTATAGTGTGTCATCTAATTTAATAGACGCACCGTGCTCCGTACTAGGGTCTACAGCTATTTTTCCTAACATAAAGTATGCTGTTACAAAGGTAACAAACCCGAATTCTATCAGTAAAATTAGTTTTCCGAGATACTACGCACCACCCGGTGCAACCAGGTATCAGCCTATCACACTATACCATAAACCTCACGCTAGAGTGAAAGTTGGTAGCGTAGATTCTTCCGGTTCTATATTAACATTAACGGTTGAGTCACCAGGGTTTGGTTACACAAGTCCTCCCACGATCAAACCACGACCTACTACACGTGGAAATGGTGCATCACTAATTCCACTAACATTAGGCGTATCTCGCGTTGAATTCACAGGAACAAGTCTTGCTGTCATAACATCAAGCGATGTACAAGTCTCTGGCGATGGAATAGTAGCTTCTTCACGAACAAGACCGGCCACTGCTATTGCTCAACTAGCGGGTGACTTAAATACTATCAGCACTGATCCCGTAAAGAATCCCAATATTTTAGAAACTCTTGAGTTACTAAAACCTGGAAGTACAAATGGATATGCGCGAGCCAAACCAAATATGGGCGTAAGTTCAGTTGATGTTACAGCTACCGGTAGAGGGTATAATATGGGACTTGACAGTAATGGAGCCCCAATAACATTTGTAGAGGTTACCGCGCCCGATCTACCCAATGGTGTTCGTCCTACTTTTGCTATTTCATTTAATGCACTAGCTGGAATTAGCAACATTGTTGTTGTTACATCTGGAAGTGGTTACTCCAAGATTCCTAAAGCGCTAGTAAAGATGTCCGTAAACCCTCAAGTCACACTGCCGGCCGAAATCAGTTTAAGAATGAAATTACTAGATGGCTTTTTAACATCAGGAGGCCAGGGGTTTGCCGTACCACCTTCCGCTGAAGTAAGTCCTCCGGACTTAAACGGTGGAAACGCTATAGGAACTGTTACAACGACACTAAAAACGAGTATTAATGGATTTAATATTCTATCTCCGGGAGCGCAATATCTAACTCCTCCAAAGGCTTTAGTTGTTGGTCCAGGGAATGGCGCCGAGGCGGTCGCATCGATGGGTATATCTGAAATTTATGTTGTAAATGGGGGTTCTGGCTATGCAGTTGGAGATATGCTTGTAATTCCGGCCCCACCTAGTAGTACAGAGACAACAGCAAATGCAACAGTTACCGGGGTTACTTCAACAGGCAGTATAACACGCGTACGTCTTGCTCGGTCAAGGTTCCCAGTTGTTACTGCAGATATTCAAGCTTTGAAGGACGATTTTGTACTGAATGGTGGTAGTGGATACTTAACACTGCCTGTAATAACTGGTACGCTAAAAAGACCGTCTGGTTCAACAGCTACTCTATATGTCAATGGAGCACCAGATCCAGCTCTAGCGAACAGTGATGGAACAAATGCAGTATTCTCAACACGTCTTGGAGTAAGCAGAATAGACTTTACCTCGGCAGGTAGTGGTTACGAATCTGATGCAACTGTTCTTATACAGGATCCACCTTCAAGCCAAGCTGCAAACTTTGCTGCAGTAATTAATGGTGTTGGTCAGTTAAATGCCTATGTAAAAAATTCTGGAGGAAGCGGTTATACAAGACCACCTGGTGCTAGAGTTGACGGAAATGGTGTGGGTGCGCAAGTTACACCTTTAATGGGAGTGAGTGAAGTAGCAATAGTAACTAGCGGGAAGGGGTATAGCGTTGGCGATGTCGTAACATTTACTGGTGGTAATCCTGTTGAGGCTGCAAATGGTGTTGTAACGGTAATAGATGGTGGTATTGGTATCGGATACGGACTAACTCTCACCGTAGATAATACCTTTAGTAATGAATTAACTGTTACAGACGACGGAGGCCTTCAAGGCACTGTCGGTGCTATCCAATCTCCAGTGATTATTGAGGGCGGTTACAACTTTGAAGTTGGAGATGTGATATCCCTACTACCCGAAACACGACTTCCTACACGAGAGATGTTAGATTCTATTCGTACAATAGGAGGTAACACAATTTTAACAGGTGGCAAGCTTACTCAGCTACGACTAGTTACTACTATGGTAACCAATGACTTTAAGGCTGGCATGATTATGAAGGTGACACCCACACCTGCTGCCGTCCTGGCTGGCGTAGATGCCGGCGCAGTTGCTTTTATCAGAATAAACGTTGTACTTGATACCCTTTCTGGAACAGGATGGCATAGTATTAATCCTTATTTTGATGATTTTGGAATTCGTGTACGAAATACTCAATTTATTTCATCACCTGGTGATAAATATGGTCAATTAATACCTGCATTATGGTATGATTCTGATTACGCTTATGGTGATTTTGGTGAGGCAGGGATCCAGGGTTATTCATCAACCATTTTGGCAAGTAATAATAAATGGGGATCAAATGGAGCTCTGTTTGTAAATAGTAATCTTGATCCCAATACTCAAAAACTCAAGTTTGATGTTGTAACCCAAGATGAAGCAACATACCCTGGTAGCACGGCTTATTTTAAGGTAACACAAGTCCTTAGTTCAGTAGGTGCTGTAATCCAGGCATCACCATGCGACAGCACTGGTGTAATTGGTACATCTACTGGAATGTTTTACAGTGCATATGATCTAGTTAACTACACCGGAAATCCTCGTGGACGCATTTCATTTATTCAAATTTTAAATCCAGGAAGTGGATACCAGTCTAACCCAACTGCTATAATAGATACCGGTAGTCGAGCGGGTGTAGAAGCAGCTAATGTAGTTACAACTCTTGGAGTTGTTGCGCTCCGTATAGACCAGAGAGGATCAGGATACACCGCAAACCCAGTTATAACAATTGAAGCACCAGATCATCGCGCTTTAACAGCTCAGGGCTATGCGAGATCTGGTATATTCGACATAGATGTACATGATTTTGAAGTTATTGATCAGGGTGCTGGATACACTGGTCAGTTTATAGATAACACCGGTACGACACAAGATGGTGGTTCGTACAGATTAGTTGGTGGAGCACTTCATCAGACAGGTGGGGCGGCCGAAAGCATAGACGGAAGATTAGTAATACGACCTGGCGCATTTTCTAATGGAAAACTACTGGCAAATACTTCTCCTACAAATCTCGCAGCAATACGCGCGGCCACAGATGTTGTACTTCGAGGCTCAAATTATCGCGTAGGAGATATTCTATCAATAGTAGCCACTGGACCAACAACTAGTGGAAATCAAGCTATTCCTGCGAAAATTCGTATAAAACAAATATCAAAACAATTAGACATTAATACAGTAGCAGTAGATAATACTGGCGCAGGCATTCTTGACTATGCAAAAAAGGAAAATGGCGAAGATGTTGGTGCTTATGGTACTGGATATTTTCAACCACCTAGCATCAGAGTTTTAGGAGGAAGTCAGGGTGTAACTCTTGCGACATCGTTGGGAGTTGCTGCGATTGACTTTACTGATGTAGGTTTAAGAGGTACCGACTATCAAAATGGAGATCTTATCCAGATGATAAGTCCTGAATTTTCAAATCCCGTTGATATAGGAATAGTGCTTTCTAGTGATTATTATACCGGTTCCGTGTTAGATGTGTTGTTGTATGAGCCATTTTCTAAAGGTTTGAATGCGATTCCAACTCTGAGTATTAAACGTAAAGATTCTACGTATAGAACAAATTATAATATTGGTTATGGTAATACGAAAGTTGACGCAGTCCCAAAAGCAGTACTTGGTGTAACTGTTGCAGCAACAACTGCATCAACTGATGGATTTATCGGAAGACCGTATGTATTCGTCGAGCCTCCGACGGGTAAAGGATATTTCATACAACCAACAACTTCGGCGATTGTTCCTATTTTAGTCAATGAAGTTGCTACGGTTAATGTGTCTTATGATGTTACAGCAATTCCTGAATATGTAACAACGGTACCAAGAATCACAATTGCCCCGCCTCCCTCAGTTGAAAAGTTCTCCGGATGGCGCAGTGTTCGTTTCAGTAAAGAAGATAGTTTTGAAGTGATTGTTCAATACACAATCGCTAAAGCTATATCGTTCCAGGTAGATCCAGACGCATCACTTCCTAGCAGCTATTTCACTGCCGAATCTATCACAATTGGTGGAGTTGTGATACCCCTTCGTCAGTCAGGCGGGAAGGGTATGCAGGGTAGGGAGTTATCTGCGAATAGAATCATCAGAAGATATAAGATCAAATTTATTGCAGTATAAAATTTATATGACAAATGATAAGATACAATGCCGGGAAATTTGAATTTCTCGTATGCATTTAGCAAAAGTGCTACAGCTATAACTACAACAACCGTAATAGACCAACAGAGCGATATTTATTATCTCACTGTAGGTATACCTGTTAATCTTCTGTCTACTATACTTTGGTTTGTAACAGATACTACTGGTGCTATACAACTTGATGTTTTACCGCTGAAACCATATTTAGATACTATTGATCCCAAACTGGTAAGTAAAACAAATCTGTCATTTTTAGACAACGAAACACCTCCAAATACAATTCAAAATTTAGTATATTATTTAAATAATCTTGGGAATTCTGTTAATGATCCTATATCAAGTCTACCGGCAGCTGCTATTGTTGAATCCAGTACAAGCGACTTACAAACAGAGAGTTTATTTTCAACTATATCAGCTGGTCCAATAAACACAAGTGGAGGTGCGTCAGATTACTCTGCTTTAAGAAATCTATTAAGAGATGCTCTAGCTTTTAATATGCCTGTTCAACAGGATGGATCTAGAAAGCGAGTGATATTCGCAGTGGGTGATAGCTTGTCGATGCGGGTTAATTTCACAGTTAGTAAAACTAGAAGATTTCGTCTACAAACGCAGAATGGACTAAATAGCATAGTAATTGGAGGAAAAACTATAAACCTAAACACGTCATATCCGTTAAGTAGTGCATCTGTGACATATGTGTTAACATTTAAGGGAATTGAAAGTACAGGCACTACAGGTACTACGGGCACTACAGGTACTACAGGTACTACAGGCACTACAGGTACTACAGGTACTACAGGCACTACAGGCACTACAGGCACTACAGGCACTACAGGCACTACAGGCACTACAGGCACTACAGGCACTACAG